GTGGAACTGTGGCAGACGCCCTAGAGAGGGTTCGCAATTCTCGGAACGGCATGGGTCACCGCGATGTGCCAGCCGTGGAGCCCGAGAGGCTGCGCGATGCGCGCGAGAAGATTCAACGCGCCCAGGAGCGGCTTCGGGAACTGACCATTATGCTTGAGGAGATGTAGAAAGTCAAGCCCTGAGATGTAACGACTTCGTCAACCCAAGGCGCACGGAAGCGGCTAAGATGAGAAGCGGCCCCGGCAGGAGTCGAACCTGCGCACCCTGGCTACGAGACCTGGCGCTCAATCCCTGAGCGGGGCCAAGAGGAAGTGACCTGGGAACCGAAGCGTTGCAAGCGCTCCGGCTCTCAGGCTCGCGGGTTAGGCGAGGAGACAATAGAACCCATGAACCAGAACGCTCTCGGGCCTCTTGGACAACCTCGTCTGACGTCGACAGGGGTACCGCCTTCCCAGGGGGCCGCGACGCTGCCACCCGCGTCGATACCGTCAAGGAGCAGCGGCCCAGTTCAGCGCGCGATCCAGATCCCTCTTGGTACCGCCTGGGCGACCTTACAGGCACCGTTCCCCCTCACTCAGGAAACGTGGGACTTGATGCTGACGGTGCTGGAGGCCATGAAGCCCGGGCTCATCCAGCGGGATGTCGCCCCTGCCCCGCCCACCGAGCCGCCGCCGCTTTCTTGATGGTTTTGGAAAAAGAGCTTGCCTACTTCGAGGCCCATAAGAGCGATCTACTCTCCAAATATCAGGGCCAGTTCGCGCTGATTTATGGCGATGAGCTGCTTGGGACGTACACGCGCTTCGAGGAGGCTTTCGAGGCAGGGGTGGCGCGGCTGGGCAACGAGTCGTTCCTAGTGCAGCCGATCGTCGAGAACGCAGGGCAAGTTCAGTTCCCTGCCCTCGCCGTTGGGTTGCTTCGTGCCCATCCATAACCAGTTCATCGCACCAGGCCCGGGCCAGCCACCCAATTCGCAGGCTCTTCTGGAGGTGGGCGCCTGCGTGGTCGCCGAAGTTCATGTTCCGCCCCAGATCGCCGAGGTTCTAGAAAAGGAAGGAAGTCCCGTCCCGGCGTCGCAAAGCGGCTTCAGTTCGGGTTGGACTTGCGACGGCAGCTCGCTTGACGAGCCGTGCCCGTGCCTGGCATAATGGGGTACTAAGGAGAGTGACCCTCCGGCTGCGAATTGGTGGCCAGAACAGATGGGCAAGTGTCGGGTCTGCGGTGGCGACCTACTAGATCCAGACAAGGATCACGATGGCCGATAACGAGCCCGGCGTCGGAGACTGGCGCGGTGAGTGTCACGAGTGTGGTGGCGAACTACATGGCACGAGTTCGGTGGTCTGCGATCGGTGCGCGCATGGGCATGATCTAGACAGACATAGACGAGAGACCCAGGTGGCAAGGAGACAGAGACACACGGGTAGAGGCGAGAGCCACTAGGGCACTGGGCGAGAGATCGGATAGGGCGGAGGCGATCGCGGATCGGGACGAGATAAGACAGAGACGAGATCCGGGCGACGAGAAAGTCTGGCTGGCTGCCAAGGACTCGCCACCCATTAGACGCATACCGGGTGGGGATACTCCAGGGAGATGGGTCCTCACTCATAGATTATGAGTCTCTGCGCATAAAGTAACTCACGGGCACAGGTAACTCACAGCGATTGAGATCAACCCGGCTGGCGATAAGAACTCTTATCGTGAACTCCAGAGGCTGTCTCGGGCCTCGCCGATGGCTGGTTCGGCCAAAGTTACCTAATCGATCTCGTCGTATCCGTCCTTACCGCTCCGAAATTTACAGCTCCAAAAACTCGCCTTTAGGCCCGATTCGCAATAAGCCACTCTGACAAAAAGTATATCCCCGGCAATCCCGGCACTCGTGAGATCAAGTGCGCTGGATAGCGGAGCAGCCAGTTGCACTCTTGAGGCACCTTCCCCAACAGCCGTTAGATTAGGTCGTCGTCTACTCGGAGGTGGTCTGCAAGCATGAGTGGTGGCACCTCCGTACTTGCGGACCTACTTGATCCCCCTGCGAAGCGGATCTATCGCACACCGGGAGCGTTGGCGAAGGCGCTGAACCCGAAGACGAGGCAGACACCCGCGCTGGACCTGATTGACGCGGAGTTGGTAGGGGTCGCGGAAGGGCGGTGTGAGCGGCTGATCATTTGCATGCCTCCTCAGGAGGGCAAGAGCACCCGGATAAGTCGATACGGGATCCTGTGGATGCTGTACCGGAACCCCAATCTCCGGGTGGTGCTGATCTCGTATGGGGAAGAGATGGCGCGGCACTTCAGCCGACAGATCCGGGGTGACATCACCACCTTTGACGGGACCGAAGGTTTGACGGATCTGGGCCTGCGGATTCAGGCCGACAGCCGAGCGGTGGGGAACTGGCGTTTGGCGCTACCGGCCCAGGGCGGTCTTTACGCGATTGGTCTGTACGGCTCGATCACGGGCAAGCCGGTAGACCTGTTGGTGATTGACGATCCAGTCAAGGACTTCCGGGCAGCGGATTCAGAACTGCTGTCTGAGCAGGCATGGCAGACGTGGATGGCCGTTGCCCGACCAAGGCTGGCGCCCAACGCTCCGGTAGTTGTGGTGCTGACCCGGTGGCATGAGCAGGACTTGGCGGGGAGGCTCTTGGCCAAGCAGGCAGAGGATGAGGCGGCTGGGGTTGAGAATCACGACCGCTGGAAGGTGATCAACATTCCCGCCCGGGCTGACCATGACATTGAGAAGGGTGAGGCCGACATCCTGGGGCGCAAGGCCGGGGAGTTCATGATCTCGGTCCGTGGGCGGACGCGAGAGCAATGGGAAGCGACCAAGGCCGCGACGGCTCCGAGGATCTGGACTTCTCTCTACCAGGGCCGGCCGAGTCCGGAAGCGGGGGACGTCTTCCAGAGAACGTGGTGGAAGCGGTACGACATCCCGCCGTGGACCAGGGAAGGCACCTCGTGCCTTGTTCCCGACGGCGAGCTGGTCCAGTCGTGGGACATGACTTTCAAAGACACGTCTTCGAGTGACTACGTTGTTGGGCAAGTCTGGCTCCGCCGGGGGGCAGATGCCTTTCTGGTGGATCAAGTCAGGGCGCGGATGACCTTCACCGAGACCATCACGGCCTTGCAGTCGCTGACTGCAAAGTGGCCGCAGACCACTGCCAAGTTGGTTGAGGACAAGGCCAACGGCCCGGCGGTGATCGATAGCCTGAAGAAGGAGATCGGCGGGCTGATCCCGGTCAACCCCGGCAAGGACTCCAAGACGGGCCGAGCCCGAGCGGTGAGTCCCTTCGTGGAGTCGGGTAACGTCCACCTTCCCACCGAACGGGTTGCCCTGTTCAATGTCGAGTCGCTGATCGAGGAGTGCGCCTCATTCCCCAACGGCGCTCACGATGACCAGGTGGACGCGTTGAGCCAGGCGTTGAAGAGGCTCCTGTTGCACGCAGTCAGTGCCCAGGCGGAGGCGTTCCACCAGTTGGCCCTGGAGAGACTCGCCCAGACGCCGTTGGAGGTTGTCCAAGAGGCCCGAGAGGCCCGAGAGCGTCTGGCGCGACCAAGGGCCTTGGTGCGGTGTCCGTCACCCCAGAATTTGAACAAGCACCTCTACCGGGGTGATGTCTGTGCCTTATGTGGGCAGGTGCGGGAGGCGGTGAGTGTCTGAGATAAAGCTAGCCCCCGATCCCCTGTTCCCCGAGGGGAGTTGCCACGAACCCGACCCACTCGTCGGTGATCTCTGGTGCTTCTGCGGCTCTCCGGTAGAGGATTGTCCTGTCATCGGCCGCGCCATCGCCGCTGTACGAGAGGCGGAGCGCCCGAGCTAGGCGCCCCGCCCTGTAGGTCAGCCCGGGACGAGTTCGCCCTCCGTCGAGAGGAACATCGGAGCCAGCCCGATCCTCATCGCGGCTTTCCCTACTGGCCACCAAGACTTCTGGTCGCAGGTGGGGCAGTGATACTCATACAGACCGTCCTCGGTGGGCTGCTCTGCTTCGCTGGGGATATCGTGGTTCTCATCGGCGCAGATCCGCCCAAGGATCTTCTCGGTCTCTTCGTCGGATAGTCTCCTGATCGACACCTGTCTCTCCTCTGGTCCCGGGTTGATTTCCGGCCTTTCGATTATAGCACCCCCTGAGCCCCTTATGGGCTGGGTAGGAGATTCCGAGTGAGAATCGGCTCATTTGAGTTTGGCCGGGTCCGCAAGGATGCCCTGCCCCTAGTCACCCAGGGTGCTATGCCCGACCCCGCCACCGAGCAGTCGATGGCCGCTCAGGGCCTCGGCCCGGTCATGCCGTTCTCCCCCGGAAGACCCATCAACCCCTACCTGGCCCTCGGGACGGCCCCACGCGCCTACGATTTCCGAACCGGGCGCAACATAAATGTCCGTCCACGGTCGGATCGGTCCTCGTTTGACCTGCTGGCGGGGCTGACGTACAACTGGCCCGTGGCGGCCATGTGCATCGCACACCGGATCAACAGCTATAAGAGCTTCACGTGGTCGGTCGTCCCGATGCCCGGGGAGACCGGGAACAATGACCTCTTGATCCAAGAGGCGACGAAGATCATGCAGCGGCCGGATGGCAAGCATTCCTACATGTGGGTCATCTCGCAATACCTGGAAGACCTGTTCCGGTATGATGCCGCATGTCTCTACCGAAGGCGGGACGAGCTGGGCCGCGTGATCGGACTCAATGTGGTCTCTGGCCTGACGATTGCGCCGATGCTGGACTTCTACGGCCGCATCCCCGACGCCCCCGCGCCGGCGTACATCCAGTACGCGAACGGGCTTCCCTTTGAGTGGTTCACCGAAGACGACATCGTCTACGAGCCGTTGAATCCCCAGCCGGATTCAGCATACGGCAAGGCCCCCATCGAGAACGTGATGATGGCCGCGAACACCGACATCCGCATGGGGCTGAGTCTGCTGGACTACTTCACCGAGGGCTCGATTCCCGGTGGCATTGTCAACGCCTCGGCGAGCATCACGGACCCTGCGGCCCTTCGGGAGCGCGAGGCCGACTGGGATGCAGACCTCGAAGGCGACCAGGCCAAGAAACAGCGAGCCAAGTGGCTGATGGCCGACGAGAAGTTCACCGCCATCGACAAGAAGCCGTTTGACGAGAACGCATTTTTATGGAACTTCCGCATTGGCTGCGCCGCCTTTGGAGTAGTGCCTCAGGATTTGGGCATAACCCTGGATGTGAACCGCGCGACTAGCGATACGCAGATAGATATTCAAGAGAGAATTTCTGATCGTCCGCTCGGATTGCACCTGGACGGGATCTTCACCCGCTATTTACAGGACGATAGGGGATACCCCGTCGAGTTTCACACTAGTCTTGCCGCAGTGAAGGAAGACAGGTTGACCGAGGCCAACGCTTGGAAGGTCTACGTTGACGAGGGCGTCGCCTCTGTTAGCGAGATGCGCCAGGCGCTCTTGGGATTGCCCGAGGATGACGAACGTCCCGTCCCGCGGTTCATCATGACTGCGCGGGGCGGGCCGATCCCGATCGCGAATCTCATGGCCATCGCGGGGCCGGTGAACCCCGACACGATGATGCCCGCGGAAGAGATCCCGCTATTGGACACTCAGGACAAGCCCCTCGAGGCTGCGGCCGGTTTACTTCCCGGCAAGACCATGAACACCCCCGGCGCGCTTGTGAGCACCTTCAACCCCGACGAGCCCGAGTTCCCGCAGGACGAGAACGCCGTTCCCCCCGCACCGACTATGATCGCTGCGGTCGCTAAGGCCGAGACTGCGGGGATCACCACGGAGACCGGTCTAGAGGGTGTGGACCTTCAGGGCCGGGATGAGGACGAGGAAGAGGAAGCCGAGGTCGCCAAGGAACTCTCCCGCTGGCGGGACAACGCCCGAGGCCGTGTGAAGCTCGGTAAGGCCCCCCGGCAGTTCGCGAGCACCATCCTACCCGTTCCGCTGTGGACGGCCGTCTGGAAGACACTGGAGCCCGCCAGGACCAGGAATCAGGTAGACCAAGCGTTCGAGGTGGCCAAGGCACAAGGCCCAAAAGCCCCTAGGCGCCTTCTGGATCAAATCGCGGCGCATTACGCACCGCTGATCCAGGCGGCGCTCCCGAAGGCCTTAGGTGGTCTGGACGACGCGATTCGGGCCTATGCACAAACCCAATCAGTTGTCAAGGCGCTACAGGCCGACCCGGCTGCGAGGCAGGCGGCGCGTGTCGCCCTGGCTGCTGCGGTCGTGGTCGATCCGTCCGCGCTCAAGACCGTGTTGCAGAACTTGGCCGCCGATGCTTACCTGGCCGGGACGCACACCGCTGCGTCAACCGGTCAGGTGCTCACCGCCTTCGGGAAGATTGACACCGCAATCGACTGGGACGCCTGGACCCCCGGTTCGGCTGCCGCCGCGCAAGCACTGAACGACCCGGGGTTGAATGCAGTCCTCGATGCGGCGGACCAGACGATCTCTGGACTGACCAGTAACACCATCGACCAGATCGGCACGGTGCTTGCAGATGGGATCTCCCAAGGGACTTCAGTCGATGCCCTGGGGGTGCAGATCCGGGACTTCGTTGGAGGTGACGCCGACCGGGCGTTCATGATCGCCAACACCGAGACCTGCCGGGCGATGTCTCAAGCCTCGATGAACACCTACACCCAGAACGGGATCACCGGGGTCACTTGGTCGGGCGAAGACGATGCCTGCGACATCTGCCAGGCCAACATAGACGCCGGGATTATCGCCACGGGCGACGACTTTCCCTCTGGCGATTCTGAGCCGCCTGCCCACCCGAACGACAGGTGCAGCGTCAGCCCCGCCGACTTGCCAACCGAAACCAGCCAGCCGGATCAGTCCGGAGACGAGGAGTAGCACATGGCAGACGTAGCGGCCAAGGTTGCCAAGATGACCGAGATGCGTATCGGGGTCACCCGCTGCGGCTGTGGCGAGCCCACCTCGCACGCTAACACCCCATGCCCGCAGGGCGTGTCCGATCCCTCCGGGACGCGCGTCCTGCGCTCCTACCGCAACCCACTCAGGCAGCTCGCCTGGAACCTCACAGGGAGATAAGTTTCTTCGGGTTCTTCCGCCGCCAGACCATGCAGGCTCGGCAGTACCGGTAGTTGGGCTGAGATGGCCTTCTGTAGGTGTTCTCAGGGGTGAACTCGTGACCTCGCTTACAGTGGGTCTTGGACGCCTGCCAGATGCCTTGCCGACCTGGCCGCGGGGCGCCGAGAACCGGGTGGGGGAATCGGGCGATAGCCTCAATGGCCTTGGCCCGTTTGGACTCCAACTTCATGTAGGGCACCATCGCCTCTAGCAGGGCGATGACGTCGTATCGACGGAAGAGGGTCCAGGTCCAGCAGTCACGACGCGGCTGGAGACCGCCGGCCTTGGTACTACGCCGATCGCGATAGACGCTGCCTCCGAACTGAGCAACCCAGTCGATGACCTCTTTGTCGGTCATTCCGATGCGGAGTTGGGTGTGGGACGGCCCAACGACAGAGATACTCCCCTCCCCATCAAACAGCCCCGCCAAGTAAGCCAGGTCCGTGGGCTCCGTTGGAACGCGATAGGAACTGGCCCACAACTCAGACGGTTTCCAGTCCGGGAACCGGCGATGAAGGGCACCGTAGAGAGCCTCTCCGTTGCGTCCGAGTTCTGCCGCGATGTGGCGGACTTTTTCGCCCGCCAGCACCCGACCCATTACCGCGTCGAGATCGTGACCTAGAGATTTTACCATAGCTACAGTATAGCACACCAGGAGTATAGAGCAATGGCTACCGTACTGACTTCCGCGGGCAAGGGGCTGACGACGGCTCACCTGACAAACACTGGAACCCCCGTGGCGCCCCAGTACGTCGCCATCGGCTCTGGGGCCACGGGTGCCGTGGTCGCCGACACCGCCCTAACGACCGAATACACCACCGGCACGTGGACGGGCTACGCGCGCGTATCCAGCACGATGACCCAGCAGACCGTCACCGCGACCAACGACACCGCTCAGTTCGTGGCCACCTGGACCGCCCCGGGGACGGAGACCGTTGCCGAGGCTGGCAACTTCACGGCCTCGACCTCGGGTACGATCTTCGTGCACGGCAACTTCACCGGGGTGGCGCTCAGTTCGGGCGATTCGCTCCAGGTTACGATCACCTGTCAGTTCACCTAGTCTGAAATGAGATTTAGGGCGTGGGCGCTGCCGATAGTAACCCTGATAGTCGGCCTCGGTGTGGGAACGGCGGTCGGGGCGTCCCCCGTCCTGTCTCCCGGGGGCTATGCGCTAGGGCCGGGCACCTACACATTCACCGTTCCCTCGCCAACCCCCACGCCTACCCCTACTACTACGTCTACCCCCACGCCCACCGGGCAGGTCGGGGTCTACGCCGGGTCGGCCAATACAGCCGCGATGCTCTCGGTAGATGCCCAGCTCAAGCTCGCGCCCACCCAGGTAACGGTCTCGGACTACTTCGACAATACCGACGCCTCCAAGCTCACCGGCACTTATCCGCTGTCCGCGTGGAAGGCGGCCATGCCGGCCGGGACGCACTACGTTTTCGGCGTGAGTCCAATCTTCTCCGGCCACGCAGGGAGCTTCGGTGCGCCCGGCGGTACAGCTGGTAACGCCGCCACCCAGTACGCGAACCTGATGGCGGGCGGTATCGACCCCCAGCTCAAGACCTGTTTCGCCAACATCGCCGCGCTCGACCCGCACGCCGCCATTCGGATCGAGTGGGAGCAGAACGGCTACGGCAACGTGTTCTCCCTCAACTACTTCACCGCAGCGCAGATAGTCGCAATCTACCAGCACGTCGCCGTCCTGGTTCACGCGGCGGGGCTGAGGACTGTATTCGATCCGGTGGAGATTGTCGGCTCCCAGGGGAGTATCGTTTCGCTCTATCCCGGCGACAGTTATGTAGACCTGATTGGTCCCGACGTGTATGCCCAACAGTGGTTGAACGCCGGGATGGCCAACCCGACTGAACCGGCCGAATGGAACGCGCTCTTGACGCAGGGCGGCGCATACAACCCATCCAATCCCAACGGCAGCTACAAGTTTGGTCTTGAGTGGTACGCAGGCTTCGCCGCCGCCCACGGCAAGCCCCTGCTACTGTCGGAAGTGGGACTCTGGCCCCAAACCACCACCATCCCCGGTGAAGGCGGAACTGGTGATGATGCCTACTTCGTCCAGCAATATGCCCTTTGGGCGACTGCGAACAACGCCGAGACGATCCTGTGGGCCGACCAGAGATCCTCGGCGGCCCTATTCACCAGCGGCACCCCCCTCGCTACAGCTCAAGCCATAACCTCCTTCGGCCGCTGACATGGCCAACCCAGCCCGCGTCCAGTATGTTACCGCTGGCTCTGCATCAGCCGCGTCGGCAACGGTGGCGATCACCGCTACTACTGGCCACTTTCTGCTCGTGACGGCCACCGCTTCGGCCGCCGGTCTCGCAACGCCCTCGGACGGTGTAAATACATATACCGCCCTGGCCGGCAACGTCGCCAACTATTCGGCCTGGTACGCCCAGAACATCACTGGCGGCTCGCTCTCGATCGTAGTCGGCTGTACCTCGGGAGCTATTGCCGTCGGCGTCCTTGAGGTGTCTGGGTGCAGCACTGCTGCTCCAATCGACCAGCAGGCAGAGGCGACGCTCAGCACTACGGCGTTAGCCTCTGGGACTACCGCCGCCGCCGCGAGCGCATCCGATCTGGTGGTGGGGCTCGCATCGTGGTACGGGGGCGGGAACCGGACCCTATCCGCGCAGGCGTTTACGACGGCGGTAACGGGCCAGACCAATGAAACCCTCATAACTGAGTCCGGCTGCTCCGTGGCCTGTTCTTCTGGTCCGATTGCCGGACTAGACACCGAGAAGTTCACCGGGACACTCTCGGGGTCGATTTATGGCGGTAGTGCGTGGTGCGTACTCATCGCTCCCGGCGCCGGTGGCACCCCGCACTACCAGACCGTTGCGATCTCCTCTGCATCCTCTCCCGGAGTCGGCGTCGTCCGGGCCCGCGTGATCACCGTCGCGGCCTCGTCGGCATCGTCTTCGACACTGGCCACGATCCGTTCCCGATTCATGACGCTGGCGGCCAGCACAGCCTCGGTGGTCGGGATCTCCGCATCTCGCGTCCGTTACGCTGCGCTCTCGGCGTCGTCTGCCTCTGTTGCAGCCATCGCAAGTACCAGATCGCGGGTAGCGGTCATCGCGGCATCCTCTGTCAGCTCAGCGGCCATCGCAAACGTCCGGGCACGATTGGTGAGCCTCACGGCCAGTTCGGCCTCCGTAGTGAGCATCTCCCGCGCCGTCGGCAAGGGCGTCTCGGTCGTCTCGGCGTCCAGCGTCGGGCTGACCAAGGTGATCGCCAAGACCATCGCGGCAAGCTCAGCGAGCGCGGCATCCCTCGCTGCTAGTCGGATGCGTTCGGCAGTCCTCGCGGTAGTCTCGGCGTCCGTCCCTGGCATCAAGCGGACCATCGGCAAGCTCGTGGGCGCGTCCTCAGCCAGTAGCGCAGCCCTCAGCGTGGTGCGCTCTCGCCTGATCGCTCTGGCGGCCTCTAGCGCCTCTGTCGCGGCCTTGGCGGTGGTCCGCTCGCGGCTCATCTCGCTGGCTGCGAGTAGCGCAACGGTCGCAACGGTGGCCTACCATCGGGTCAGGGTCGCGGCGCTCGCAGCTTCTAGCGTCTCGGTCGCCGGGATAGCCTCCCTGCGATCCCGCGTGGTCACCCTCGCGGTCAGTAGCGCGACCATCGCCTCGACGGCTTGGCAGCGGTCGCGAGTGATCGCCCTGTCGGCAAGTTCCGCCACCGTCTCAGCGATCACCACTGGCGCGGCAGTCATCCGGTACGCGGTCCTGGCCGTGACCTCCGCGAGTGTGGCGACCATCGGCAACCTACGCGCCCGGGTGATCGGGTTGGCCGTTATCTCAGCATCTGCGGCGGCGATCAACGTCGGACGGCTGCGGTACGTCGTCCTCACCGCGGTATCGCCGGCCCTCGCCTCACTGACGAAGCGCATCGGCAAGACCATCGGCGCCGTCTCTGGCGCGATCGCCTCGCTGGTAACGCGGTTCATCCCGGCGCTCCAGATGCGCCCCGCCACTGCGACCGCCACAGT